TTGTCCGCAACGGTGTAGAGCAGGATGCAAACAACAACTGGGTGTATGCGTGGATAGAGCGTGACATGTTCGCTGACACCACAGAAGACGGTGTGACTACCACAAAGGCAGAGCATGAAGCGGCCTACCAGACTAAGCTAGATGATGAAGCGGCAGAGCGTGTACGCAGTGAGCGTGACAGACTCCTTGCTGAGACTGACTGGCATGGCTTATCTGATGTGACCATGAGCGCAGAGATGACTACATACCGTCAGGCTCTCAGGGACATTACATCTCACGCAAACTTCCCTAATCTGGAAGACGCTGACTGGCCGACTAAGCCGTAAGGATAGGATGTGACACAGATGGCAACAGAAGGCACTAAGACATTAGTTGATGCGGTTAGTGTAGTGACAGTGGTAGGAACCATTGGAGAAGTGTTACCTCCTTTGGCGGCCCTATTCACCCTTGTGTGGACAGTAATCCGCATTTATGAAACACAGACAGTACAGAGGCTTCTAGGAAGGAAACCTCCAGATGATAGCTGAACTTGCCGCCGCTAATGCCGCCTTTGGTGTTATCAAAGAAGCCATAGCAAACGGTAAAGAAATCTATGAAGCGGGTGATGCACTCGCAGACTATTTTGGTCTTAAGGCTGAAATACAGAAGAAGGCACATGAGCATGGATACAAGTCCGATATGCAAGCCTTCCAAGCAACAGAGCAATTAAAGCAATATGAAGATGCTCTGAAACAAATGATGATATGGCAGGGCAGAGCAAATCTTTGGACAGACTGGCTTGCATTCCAGAAACAAATGAAGGAAAGCCGTGAAGCGGCAGAAAATGAAGAGCGAAAAAAGAAGGCCCGTAGACGCAAACTCATTAAAGACTGGTGTATTGGTATCGCTGTTACCGTGGCCACCCTTTCTGCTGTTGGCATATGTGGTTACTTCCTATATTGGCTCATAACAACTAAAGGCACTTAGTATGTGGATGCTCTTTGCAATTATCATAACCGCTGAAGGCTACGGTACGATGCCTCAAGGCCCATATCAAACATTGGCAGAGTGCTTTGAAGCTCGTGAGTATTTTATTTCTACAGCACCAAAGCCAAAGATTAACTATGAAGCTATCTGCATACAAACAGATCAATTGAGTAGTGGTGTATGATTGGTATTATTTCTAAAATATTAGGCTCAGGTGATGTCATCAAGAAAGGCATGGAACTAATTGATGATATGCACACCTCAGATGAAGAGGCTATTGCCGCTAAGTCTAAGGCTAAGATTGACCTAATGAATGCCTATGCTCCATTTAAACTAGCACAGCGTTACATTGCTTTGATGTTTACCGCAGTGTTCTTAAGTATGTTTGTTCTTGTCCTTGCAATGACTCTTGCAGGAGAAGGTGACATTAACGCAGTCAAACAAATCATTGGTGACTTCTGGATTGGAGAGATTATGCTAATGATCGTTGGCTTTTATTTTGGCGGCGGTTTAGCCGAATCAGTAAGGAAGAAGTAATTATGATGTACGGTAAGAAGAAGACAGGAACAAAGAAAGCATTTAAAACCTGTGCAGGATGTAAATCTAAGGCTAAGTGTAAAGCCGCAGGTAAGTGCTTAGGTAAGAAGTAATGGCTAGAGGGTTATATGCGAATATCCACGCTAAACGTAAGCGCATTAAAGCCGGTAGCAAGGAAAAGATGCGTAAGCCCGGTAGTAAAGGCGCACCTACCGCTAAAGCGTTTAAGAAAGCAGCTAGAACAGCGAAGAAAAAGAAATGATTAAGAAAACCTTTGGTGCTGTACTGACAGGCACTTCACAGACTGTGTACACTGTACCGGCAGGTAAAAGCGCACAGTGGGTGCTAATGTACATTACCAATACCAGTGGCTCTAATGGCAATGTAGAGGTTGATTATTACAGTGCGGCACAAGATTCTACATTTTCTGTCCTTGAAGGTTACACAGTAACAAGTAAAAGTTTTCTTCAGATTGGCGGAACAATTAATTCTTTTATTATGATGCGTGAAGGTGACAGTATCTCTGCATTTGCTACGCAACAAATGACAATGCTTGTGTCGTTGATTGAAGAAAACAACATTATTCAAGGGGGCTAAATGCCAAAGTCTAAAGACCCAAAGTTAGCTAGAGCAGGTGTTAGTGCTTACAACAAGCCTAAGCGTACTCCGGGTGGCTCTAAGAAGTTTGTTGTTGTTGCTAAAGAAGGTGACAAAACTAAAACAATACGCTTTGGTGACCCCAACATGACAATTAAGAAAGACCAACCTGCACGGCGTAAGAGCTTTCGTGCTCGTCACAAGTGTGACACAAGCCCTCCTAGTAAACTAACAGCCCGTTATTGGTCTTGTAAGAAGTGGTGAAGTAATGGCAATATCTCAAGAAGACATCTTAGCACGTATACAGCAGATTCAATCAACAGGTGGTGGTGACACTGCCGCTACTCGTGCACAGATTGCTCAAGAAGCACAACAGTACGGTGTAACGGCTGAGCAGATTGGAGCCGCTACAGGCTTACTAGGAACTCAAGTACGTCAAATGGCTGAAGAAGCAGGACAGGCGTTTGAGCCTTTGAAGCTCGCAGGTGGCGGTATGCTAGGCGGTACTCCTGTAGATATGCCTACAGCCCCTACAGTGACACCTCGTACTGGTATGTTAGAAGGTACGACAGTAGATGTAACTCCTAAACCGTACACACCTAGTATTACAACAGCAACTTTAGATCAAGCCTATGGCGGAAACTATGATGCCTTTTCAGATTTATTGTTAAATACATATACGTCAGGAGTAGATACAACTCAGTATAACCCATACTTTGAAAACATTGCTAGTTCAATTTCTCAACAAACTGGGCTTGACCCAGTAAGTGTTGGAGCTACTGGAACAGCTTTAGCTATGCTTAAAAATGAATATAATAAAGAAGTAGCCGCAGGAAATACAAAAAAAGCTAATGAATTAAATCGTGCTATTAACAGCACAACTGATGAAATGTGGGGCTACTACGAGCAAAATTACCCTGAAGGATCGGCACATAAAACAATGCAAACACTCTTTGCAGATCCGTTTGATGTTGGTGATCCCGGTAAATATACATCTACGTTGCTTGACAAAGCAGGAAAGTTTTTTACTAACGTAGGTGACGCATTTGGAGATGTTGTAGAAAATCCATATATTCAAGCCGTTGTTGCATTTATTCCGGCTATTGGCCCACAAATAAGTTCAATCATGCAACTTTACGGAAAATTAGATTCTAATGAACCTATTTCTCCTGCAACATGGGCGGCGGCTATTGCAGGTGGGGTGAGTTTAGCAGGTTTAGAAGGCGGTGCATTCCTTGACAAACTTCCTCCTAAAATGAAATCAACGATTGAATCAATGCAAAAAGCTGTTGAAGGTGGATGGGATGAAGCAGTTAGTGCATTTAAAGATGCGGGGATTGATGTAGATACTGAACAGTTAGCTGCATGGGAAGATGCTACCAAGCAATTTTTAGGTGAAGAAAACGTACAAGCAATCTCTGAAGGACTAGCAGGTATTGACGATGGTTTCCAGGGGCTTACAGACATAGACTTGTCAGGCCTAGGAGACTTCTTAACACAAGAAGATTTAACAGCCGCACTAGCAGGAATACAAACTGGTAGTGGATTTACACCTCAACGTGGCTATCAACCCGGCCTTCCTGTAGATACACAGTTTGATATTGACAATGGTTCTATGGTTGCAGAAATACTTAATCAACCTTCAGCGGTAAGAACTGCTTGACATTTAACAAAAAATGTGATATACTGAGATAGATATGACCTACTTAGACCTTGTAAACAAAACACTACTACGGCTCCGTGAGGAAGAAGTAGCTTCTGTGAACGACACAGACTACTCTAAACTCATCGGTATCTTTGTCAATGACGCTATCCGGTATGTTGAGTCTTCTTGGGACTGGTCTGTATTACGTACTACCTTTGCTATTACTACAGTAGCAGGAACACGTTTGTATCCTTTGACAGACTTTGGTGTTCGTTCAGAAGTGCTGTACGTACATGATGAAACAAACAACAGAGTGATTCCTCAAGAGTCCCTTCAGCGTATCCGTGAGTTGTCATTAGGAACAGACAATGCTCAAGGCACTATCCAGTATTATGCACTGGAAGGTGTTGACAGCAACGGTGACGTACAGATTCGTTTCTACCAAACACCAGACTCAGCAGTGAGTATTAACGTCTACGGCGTCAAGCGTGATAACGTCCTTGTCAACGACACAGACACAACAGACCTTCCTGATGCAATCATCGCACAGTTTGCTTTTGCTTATGCACTACGTGAGCGTGGTGAAACTGGTGGTCAATCAGCAGGAGAACAGGTAGCACTTGCACAAGCAGACCTTACCAATGCAGTGGCACTAGAAGCTAATCTGCGTCCTGAAGAAGTCAACTGGAATGTAACCTAATGGCTAAACAGCTACAAAGTATTGCCATCCAAGCACCGGGCTTCTTTGGGTTAAACACTCAGGACAGCCCTACGTCACTCTCTGAGCAGTTTGCTCTGGTTGCTGACAACTGCGTCATTGACCAATTTGGACGTATTGGTGCTCGTAAGGGATGGGACTATCTAACAACATCTGGTGGAGACAGTTTAGTTCACATCAGCGAATTTGTTAAATCTGATGGTACAACAGAAGTAATTAGTGCTTCTGCTACCGCAATCTATGAAGGAACCACAACGCTTACTGATATCACTCCTGCAAGTTACACCGTTAGTGATGGCAACTTTGACAGTGCCAACCTTAACGGGGTGATTTATTTATTTAGAGAAGGAGAAGACCCAGTATACTATGATGGTACAACTTGTGACGAAGTATCTGCACACGCAGACTATAGCGGCACGGTTCCTTCTGGTGATATTGTTCAGTCTGGCTTTGGTAGACTCTGGGTTGCCAAAACGGATACCA